GGTTTTCTAACCTCCCATATTTCTGTGTAGTCGCTCCTTTTTAGGAGCCATAAATAATTCGTATACATGATGAATTCAATTTTATGATCCGGACAATTATACTGTGTTCGCATCGTATAATATGTTACACTATACTAATATGTTTTTTCTGGTTTCGTCCAACCTATAATGGACGTTTAGGGCGCTTGCCAGCGCCCTTAATAAAAATAAAATTGGTAACCCCCCCCTTTTCGCTCGGAAATTTATTTCCACCCTGGAACATTAACCTGCTAAATAATCCCGTGCTTGGACTCTTTTGCCGGCTACGTTATGTTACCGCTCCAGCCTAACCCGTTGTGAAGTTCTACTATGCCAATGTTTGCGAAAACACCAGGTCCCCATTCCTGGTGTCGCAATCCATCTGAGAAAGAGCGAACCCCAATCGGAACCTAGCATGACGGTAGACCTTAAAGATAGGGTGCCTACTATTGCCTATATGGTTATGCTAATACCGCGTGCCTTCGGAAAGTGCGTCGACGCAACCTGTTAACAATGCGCGGAGTTTCAAATATTATCTCGCTACCCGTTACCTCGGTAACAAACACTACCCACAAATCAACATCCTCGGTTAGAAAGAACAGTCGAAAGACTTCTAATAATCAAACAAAAGTTGAGGCAGAAGATACTAAGAAACTTGAACAAGAACAGGCCTCTGAAATTGAGAGAAAGCGTATCTACAAGATTCTCCTTAAACAAGAGAAGGCTAATGTAGATAGATATGGAAAATTGTTGCTTGACACAAAAGTGAACTTTAAAGGTGTTTCTAATTCTACCATTGTTGGTAAACAATCCAACACTAGTAAAAGGAAATACAATATTAAACGTTTGCGTGATGTGAAGCAAGTGATGATGCAAGGAGGTATGCAATCGGAATGTCAACCAATATTAGATTTGCTTTCAAAATGCAATAATATTGACACAACAGGATTGATTGAAGCTAGCATTCTATTAATGTACGATCTGTATAGATCACACGGCATTATGGATATTAGCGTTTCGATCACCCACTTCGTGAAGCATGTCTTCAAGACAAATGTTATAGATATAATACAATGTGCTTTAAATTTCTTTTCAAAGCATATTGAACCTTATCTATTACAAATGCAGGCAGGGAAAGATACTACTGCAGGTTTTGAATCAAATGTTGATAGCATGTTAGGCATGTTTCGACATTTTGATAGTATCAAAACCTCAGTAGTGTACAAGAAAGTGAAACAGCTCATACTGTACCTGTGGACTATATTTTTGGACTTAGTCCCCAGCGACGCCTCGTCAATGAGTAGATATGAAAGTTTTGAACGAAAATTCAATTTGAGTCGAGTTAACATGGATGTTAGCTCTATATTGGACATAGTTCATAGTCTTTTGTTTCTGCTGAAGCAGGGCTTTCAGATGATCAAATCTGGCTCTATGCTAACTTTTTGGCATCATGAAGACTCATATAAAAAATGGGCCAATGATGTTTCTAATTTAGATGTAGATATTGCAAATTTGAATCATCCTGACTTGACCAAGCAAGTAAGTATTCAAGATGTTATAAGAAATATCGAAAAGCTTATTGATGAGGGTGAGGAGATGCTGAAAGTGCTCACAAAGTACACGAAGGGAGTGGTCAATTCTGACTTAGTTCGCCTAAGAATTGAACTGACAAAACAGCAAACAAGTCTCTTGGCAATGACAACGAGACCTGCTCCCCTCAGTTTGCTGGTGCATTCATCACCAAATTGTGGAAAAACTTCCTTTCTTGATATCCTGCAATCATTCTTTGCTGATGTTGAAGGTCTGACTATGACTGCTGATAGCAAATATGTCAGAAACTTCCAAGATGAGTACTGGTCGAATTTCAAATCCTGTATGTGGTGTATTGTTTTTGATGATATTGGTTATGAAAATATCAATAAAATCACTTCAATACGAGAAGCATCACAGAATGAAATCATTCAAGTCAATAACAATACTGCATTTATTGTTAATATGGCTGACCTAAAGGATAAAGGAAATGTAGTTTGTATGCCAAAACTTGTTATGGCAACAACAAACTGCAGAGATTTGAATGCAAAACACTTGTATAATGATGCTTTGGCTGCTTTACGTAGATTTCCGTACGTCATAAGTTTAACAGTCAAAGAAGAGTATGCAACAACACATGGTGGACTAGATCCAGATTTAGTCCACATCGGAGAAGATGTACTAGATGTGTGGAATATTGTAGTTTCCACACCATTTAGACCGAAAGTGCAAGCGTCAGAGTCGAATAGTACAAAACAAGACATACAGTGGAAAGAGATAGCTACCTTCACAGATATGCCGTCTTTCTTGAAATATTATAAGACACTGATTCTAGCACACGATGAAGTACAAAGAAAAGTGATGTCACACTCTTCAAAGATGCGTGATTCACAGTTTTGTACTACCTGTTGTAGGCTGCGTTGCAATTGTGGACTACAAGCTGGTGAAATCACTGAAATAGAGATATGTACAGCTTGTTTAAACACGCGCGCAGGATGTGAGTGCTCCAAATGTATGGAATGCTTGAAGAGTGTTCATACATGTAAATGTCGAGGGAAGATTCACGTTGAAAACCTTTGGTTCATGCGTAGACTCTTTTCAACTGCACGAAGAAGACGGAATATCACAATTCCACGGAGAGCTAGAAGCTCTGCAATTGAAGATGATCACACACCACGACACTCAGAACCAAACAATGAACCCAGAGAAATACCTGAAACTGTTCGACAGAAATTTGAACGTGCTCAATTTTTCGCTCTTGAATCATTAGCACAGCAATTTTGCAAAGCGATCAGTTGGCAACTATATGGATTACAGATATGGAACTTGTTGAGTTGGCCTCTTTGGATCATGTGGGGAGCAGGGTGTTGGCCATTCATATATATAATATATCATACTGGTATAATGTGTGTGTGGTTCCTAACCGTTTTATCCCCATTTGTATTCATTGAGCAGTGCTTTTTGCCAATCTATCAACGTTTACCTTGGACCGTAAGATTCAGGGTTTATAAGTGGATTGGTAGTAATGTGATGTTGAGATTTTATGGCAAACATTTTGCTGTGATTGACACGTTGGTCAAGGCATTGGCTTTTTGTGGAACTTCGTATGCTGCATATAAATTCTTCAACAAAAGGAGCGAACCAGAAGAAGAAGTTGATGTGCAAGGAGGTTTTTCTTCCAAACAGGATAATATTAATCCTTATTGGAATCCAGTAACCCCCTCTACATCTTCTTGCTTCGGTGAGTGTGTGACGTCTTGGAAAAGTCTCCCGGAGGAGCAAGTGATTGATCTTGTATCACAAAGTGTGGTTAGGATCAGATCAGTTGGTGCGCACCGTCGAGTCGGTTGTGGATTGTACATTGGTGGACAAGTGGTAGTCACCAACTTACATCTATTTAAGGATTTGGTTAATTTTGATGTAACTTTTGCTGATAAAAGTTCAAATGCGACTAAAACAACGATAAGATGCAAGGTCAACCCGGATACAGATATTTATATCATCCAGAAAAAAGATCTGATGTTTATACGATTTCGTAATTTACCAAATCGTAGGAATCTAACAGGTCTGTTAGCAACGACTTACATCAAAGACCTAAATTGTTTAGGCCTGATGATTAAACGTACTAACGAAGGATGTATAAATCTCTACAAACGCAACAGAATGAGATGGAGCGGTGAGAAATTGTGCTTTGATGACTACAGTCAACTTATGTATGATACTATGTTCTATAGTTATCAAAATGATGAGACAATAGATGGCGACTGTGGTAGCACTTACTTGGCCTTTTCTCCGAAAGGACCAGTAATTGTTGCCATACATCAACATAAAAGCACAATAGCGTTTGGAGCGAGTTTGCTTCAAAAGGATGCAAATGAGGCTCTGGAAGCTCTTAGGAGCAAGACGAGTGGAGGAAATCTAATACGAGAGACGTTACCTTTTTCTATTTTAGATTGGAGTAAGAATAGTAATCTCCGATTAATAGAAAATAGTGATGCTTATGTGTTTGGATCGACTCCAAAGCGGTTCCCTAGCAAAAGCAAAGTAGAAAAAACAATTATCCATGAAGATATCAAAGAATTTGGTATCGAGGATAAATATTCTGCTCCGCTTATGATAGGGAGACAAGTGTGGATCAATCAAATAACTCCCATAGTTTCAAAAGAAAATAATTTAGACCTGGTTTTATTAGATAAAGCCAAATGTCTGTATTATAATGAAGTAACTAATAATTTAGATGTAAACATTTATTCAGAAACTTGCCCACTTTCAATACATGAAAGTATAAATGGTAAGATTGGTAATAAGTTTATAAGATCTATTAATAAGCATACTTCTGCAGGATTTCCATTAAATAAGTGCAAACTTAATTTTATGGAGGTGCTCGACGATGATACTATGGTGGTTGATGAGAAGATCCTCAAAGACGTTGAGGCTATTATAGATATATACAATAAAGATAGCAGAGCTATGATCGTATATATGGGTAGTCTCAAAGATGAGGTGGTGACTCTCAAAAAACGCAATGAATTCAAAACAAGAATGTTCACGGGTAGTCCGTTTGCATTCACGTTAGTATTCAGAAAATATTATTTACCATTAGTGGCAATAATACAAGAAAATTGCGAAATTTTTGAGAGTTACCCAGGGACCAATCCAATGGGTCCTGACTGGGAAGAATTGTACAATTATATTGTTCAATTTGGAGAAGATCGAATCTGTGCTGGAGATTATCAGGCTTTTGATAAAAATATGTGTGCGGCAGTAATACTGTCCGCATTTGATATTTTAATCGATATAGCTAGATTATTTAACTATACAGACGACGATATAAGGATTATGAAAGCTTTAGCGTATGATGTTGCATTTCCGATAATTGCGGCTGACGGAGATTTATTTATGGCTAATGGTTTTAACCCTAGTGGTCATCCATTAACTGTCATAATAAATTGTTTAGTCAATTGTCTTTATTTAAGAATGTGCTTCATACACTATAATCCTTTGAAAAGAAGCTTCAAAAAACATGTTGCTTTAGCTACCTACGGTGATGATAATATATTCGGAGTTTCTCCGGAATGTATATTCGATCACACTAAGGTGGCTGAATTTTTAGCGCAACAAGGCATTGTTTACACAATGGCCGACAAAACTGCTAAATCCGTACCTTTCATCAATATAAAAGATGCTACCTTTTTAAAGCGTAGCTTTGTTTTTGATAGAGAGTTACAACACATCACAGCACCTTTAGAACTTGATTCTATTTATCGTTCTTTACTATATACCATTCCATCGGGGGCTATTTGTGCGGAAGCACAGATGATCCAAAAGATTGAGTCGGCACTCATGGAATTGTTCTTTTATGGAAAAGACAAATACGATAAGTCTAAAACTTGGTTAGAAGCATTGATTGTTAAACATGATATGCAGGATTTCCAGGAAAGAGAGTTTTTGGAGTATGAAGAACTGGCACAGCGTTTTCTAGAAACATTCGGTGAAAATTACATAATTGTAGATGATATGGTTCAATTACAAGGTGGTTGGTATAAACCAACTACTGTAAAACCATTTGATATAACTTATATGAGATCCGATGAATATAGAAGTCAACTTTGTCAAGTCTGCCACCAAGAAGGTTGTTATTATCGACATAGACCCAATAATTTCACGATCAAGTGTCCACGTTGTTGGAGATGTAGATCTAGAGTTATTGTTATCGATGATACATTCTTTTATGGTTGCATATACTGTGAAACAGAGGAGGAAATATGTTGTGACGAATGTGGTGGTCCTAGTGCTACTTGTCATAGGGAAGGCCCATATCACAACAAATTTCTTTGCTACTGGTGCGCATTCAAGGTACTGATTAGAGGTGGACCCCACACCTACGATGTAGCTTGGATGGAAGAGACGGAGGATGGCTATTCGGTCATGCCTCTAGATTGCTAGATTTATCTAGCACCATGTGTAGAGTGACGTCTATACATGTGGAGAGTGGTCGGGGCGGTCTAGCTACATCGCGATATTATCGAAGCAATGGCTTGCTATAATGTGATCCGTTTGAAGATGTGCTTAATTCAAATTGGCTATTGTAGTATAAGATGATCTAATAAATCATCTAAGCACAAACCGTTACATTGGCTGGGGACAACCAATGATGACGTATAAGTGTCCTACTGAATCAATTATGGCTTTAAGCTTTAACGGACTAGACAATATGGGTAAGTCGTCCATACCCACAAACCCCTCGTTGCGCGGAAGCGCAACTCCACAAATAACACCTAATGGGAATGGTGGTGGAGCATCCGGAGGAGTGATGACAGATGTTGTTGAGCAACAAGTCACCTCCTTTGTAGACGCTTCCCCCACAGATGTTGTGGACATTCCCATGTCCGGAAGTTCATTAGTAGAACACGTTGTTGAAGGCAAATCTCCACTGGGACAATTTTTGAGTCGTCCTGTTAAGATTGCCAATCACACGTGGTCCACTTCTGATGATCTGGATAGTTATCATAATATACAGCCTTTTAGGCTATATTTTGATAACGCAAATATCAAATACAAATTACACAATTGGGCTTTTATACGATGTAACCTGAAGATCAAGATCGTTTTTAATGCCTCACCATTTTACTATGGCACATTTATGTACTCATGGTTGCCCATGGAGGGTACTAATTATGTGATAGATTATGTATTAAATACAGATGCATCAAGTCACATTCCATTATCTCAATTGAGTAAAGTTTTGATATGTCCACAAACACACCAATCTGTAGAAATGACCCTGCCATTTGTGTGGCCAACAGATTTTCTTTCAGTAAGAAATGCTCAATCATTTACTGATATGGGTACATTGGAGGGCAGAAATTTAGCACTTTTACAAAGTGCTAATGATGCTGCTGGAGATGTATCTCTATCTATTTATGCTTGGGCTGAAGACGTTGTACTCTATGGAGCTACTTCGTCACTTGCTATGCAGGGTGGTGATGAATATGGTACTGGCTCGGTAAGTCGACCAGCAACTGCTATAGCCAATTGGGCGTCTTATTTAGGTAAGGTGCCTTTTATTGGACCATATGCAACTGCTACGTCGATTGGAGCAAATGCCATAGCTAGTATAGCTAAATTGTTTGGTTACACTAATGTTCCAGTTATAGAAGATCATAAGGCTGTTGAGACAAGATGTACTCCCTTCATGTCTGTGGTTGACACAGGTTACCCCATTGAAAAATTAACAATGGATAATAAAAATGAACTGAGTATTGATCCGCGTTTAGTTGGTTTAAGTTCATTGGATGAATTGAGTATTGCTCACCTTGCTCAAAAGGAGAGTTATCTAACACAATTCAACTGGACTTCTTCCAACTCTGAAGACGATCTCCTCTGGAATTCTGCTGTACGACCCCAGATGTATTCTTCATCTGGAGACACACAGTTCACCATCAACATGGTTCCCATGTGTTGGTTAGCCACATTGTTTACTTATTGGCGAGGTGATATCATTTTTAGATTTAAAGTGAATTGCTCTGCCTTTCATAAGGGAAGAATGAGGATAACCTTCGATCCGAGTGGGAACGCCAGTACAACAGCTGCCACACAAATGAGCTGTTATACGGAGATTGTTGATATTGCACCCTCAACTGATGTAGAAATGAGGATACCCTACCAACAATATATAAGTTGGTCAAAGACAAAGTTGGCAACTGCTTTGACCAATTCGGATCATTTCTATGGTACTTCTGGTACCAACTACCACACAGATGAGTACACAAATGGTACTATCAGTGTTCGTTGCCAAACAAAATTGACATCTCCTATTGATGAATCCACCATACAGGTACTTGTTTTTGTTAGAGGTGCTGAAAACCTTGAGTTTTCTGCTCCAAGTTCTAACAATTATAGACAAGTAATTTTTGGTGGTGCACTTCAAGCAGGAGTTGAATTTGATGATGATTATGATGGATCTAATACAGATCCTCCTACTGAGTTGACTCTCGGCGAAAGAGCATCCCCCCTAAATGAGTTATATTTGACTTATATGGGAGAACAGATACTCTCTCTGAGAACCTTGATGCGACGTATTTCATATACAATGGAAATACCGGTAGCAATAAATACTTCGACAACTTCAAATACGCTGGCTATTCAATTATATCGTATTCCCCCCAGGTTTGGTTTTGTTCAAAATGGTTTATCCACTGTGCAAAAACTGATACCTTCAGGTAATGCTTCTTTTAATTGGATTCAGCCAACACCTTTGAATACCATTTCTCCTTGTTTCCTAGGAAATAGGGGAGCTGTTAACTATACAGTGTTGCTGAATAATTATGCTACTAACAGTATGCCTATCGCAGCTTTTCGTAGTGATGTACACACCACCATTGGTAGCTCTGCTGCTTCCTCCACCTCAGGTGCTGGAAACATTGCAAAATTTTCTTATACTGGAAAATTAGCTACTAGTGGTGGCGGAGCGGCCAACAATAAAGTTGATAAAACAACTAATATTAGTATGCCTTATTATTCTGCAAAGAAATTCGCACCTAACAGTTTAACTGCTGGTACAACTCTTTCATATAATGAAAACATATTATCTGATGGTTTACGCTTCGAATTGGACATTCCCACGACTTCCAACTCAACTTTTCTCTTCAAATTCTATACAGGAGCTGGTACAGATTTTAATCTGGTGAACTTCTTGTATGTACCAACAATGACGGTACTTACAACGTTACCAACTGCTGTATAGTCGTTGCATGTTATATTTGAGAAAATAACTTGCAAACAATCGGGTGGTTTACTCCCGATCGAAC